AAATACAGGTAATTTACCTTTATATTTAGGACTGTGTGGGTCTTTTTCTGTATCTGAATGTTTGTGATGTCTTAAATGCACACTTGCATATGTAGCTGGCGAACCCATACCACACATTACAGATTGAAAACATAATGCATAATGCCAAAATTTATTTACTATAAAACTTCTGTGTGCCCAATATCTATGTAAACCTACACCGTGTCCTATAACACCACCTAAGAACCAACCTACGAAGCAAAATGCTGTCCACATATAAAATGGCAATACAAATAAACCGTAGATTATACCTATTACAGATAATCCTTGGTAAAAACAAAGTTTTGTGTTTTCTATTTGATAGCTTGTCATTTGCTTATAAAAGATAATATGTTTCCTAATATATCATATTTACCATTCACTAATTGATTAGGTTTAGCATGGTGTGTATTATGATAACTTTCTCCGAATGTAATTAAATTAAATATATGACTATTTATACTCATGTCTTCTGTGTTATATTCTCTAAATCCATGCTTTATGGGAACAGAATGTGCTAAACACCCTATAAAAAGATGTAGTGCTACAGCAAACATAGCCGCTGGTAATGCCCACATCCATATAATTAGTTCTGGACTTATTAATCCTAATATTATAACATAAGAAAATAATAATTTAAAATAGTGGTTATGTACAAAAAGATGAGGCACCTTATCGGAATATGCTATATTTCTTGCATACAGTAAAGGAAAATAATCAACAGGTTGAGCACCTCTAAATACTACTTTTAACCAATTGCCATCATGTGGATAATATGGGTCTTTTTCTGGATGTTCAACAAATCTATGATGTACTTTATGACCTATAACCCAGACTATACTACTACCGACTGTTGCAAGTGAACCAAAAAAAAGTAAAAAGTATTCAAAAAATTTTCCTGTTTTATATTGTTTATGTGCAAATAATTTATGAAATCCACCATTAACACCTAATGTAAATAATATAAACATTATGTATGATAATAGAATACCTTGCCATGAAAAATAATAATAAGTACCTACGGTCGCTATGATATAAAACGACATTATAGTTAATCTTAATTTCTTTGCAAAGTTCATTATTCAACCACGCTTGACATTATCTATTATTTATGTTATTTTAGCTGTGTTATTCAGAGCCGGTTAAAGCACCTAGTGTTTAGTAGTATCATAATCATCTAAAGAATCAAATATTTCATTTAATTTACTATTAACATCATCAGGTATTCTTTCTCTTGTATATTGGTTTTGTTTAACTTCTTTAACACTTGTTTTGTCATAAGCAGATGAAACATTTTTATATGAATTGCACATAGATTCACTAGCAGTTGTTATAGTCATAATCTTATCCTTAGGTAAAGATATTACTTTATCATCTGAATATGATGTCCATTTAATTAAAGCAACATAATCTTTTAATCCCATTTCTTCGATAGCAGGGATATACTTAACTTGTAAAGGTTTATATATTCTAACAAGCGGAGATTTGTCATCTAATAATTCTTGTGGTATCGTACAAACGATATCATCTCCGTTAACTAATTTTATTATTTTAAGCGTAGGTGTTTCCATAGTTACTCTCCTTATAATTCGACATTATGTATGTCATAATCAAATCCTTCCTCATTGTATATATTTATCCTTTCTCTAAAGTGGCCAAGCGTAAAATTTTCTTCTTTATTATAAGATAAATTATCTGATATATCATATAATCTTGCTTCAGAATTGTTATCTTTAAGTCTTAACCCACGACCTATTGACTGTAAGTTTCTTATTCTTGATTTTGACGGACTAGCAAATATTATATTATGTAAGTTTTTTATATTAATGCCTGTACTAAATGTACCATAGGATGCCACAATAATAGCATTATCAGACTTTTCTGTGATGGCTCTTATCTTTTCTCTTTCTAGAGCTTCTACCCCACCATAAACAAAAAATACTTGTTTATCCTTATTCTTTTCTTCTATCATCTGTTTTAGTATCATACCATGTTTTTCTACATATTGAAATAAACATAAAGTATTACCTTCCAGCGACAGGCATAAATTTCTAATATATTTGTTTCTTTTAGTATTTGAAACAAGGAAGTCCATTTCCTCTTGATATGTCTTACCCCTTAAAAAGTCTATTGACATCTTATCATGTTGTAACACTAAACAATGTATTTTAAGTTGTGCCAGATGTTCGTTATCCTGTAATTCTGTTGTTGATACTATCTTGTTCACGGCACCAAATAAACCCTCTAAAACGAGTTTGTGTGTCTTGCTATCATCAAGTGTACCTGTAAGACCTATACGATATTTACATTCAGTCAATTTTGTCATTATTTTAGTTAAAGAAACTGCCTTAAATAAATGTGCTTCATCACCTATGACCATACCAAACTCTTTAAACCATTTTTTAGGCATATTATAGATTGATTGCCATGTTGATATTACAACCCTTTTAGTAGTATCTTTAGAATGACCTTCATATATTCTATGGACATTTTTCTGACTATCATATCCATAATCTTTAAAATCTTTATATAATTGTTCTACTAAGGAAGTAGTCGGTACTACTATAAGAATCTTATTATTTTTTTCTTCTTTCAGTCTTATCAGATTAAAACGCACCATCAGATAAATTATTAGAGATTTTCCCGAGGCAGTTGGAGATAAGAGCAAACACCTTGATTTAACCATAGAGTAAATAAACGCCGCTCGTTGATAATCTCTTATTTCTAATGGTATCTTTAATTTATCTATAAACTCATCTACTAATTTATCATCTACATTGGCATCCTTTATACCTGATTTATCATCTACTACTATATTGTTTTCTTGACACCAATTTATTATATAAGGATGTAAACCGGCATATATTTGTCCATTAGTATATGAGAATAATCTTATCTTACCATCCCAATGTTTGTTTCTATATGCTGGCATAAACTTATAACCAGGCACTTCAAAAGTAAAGTGTTCTCCTAAATCTCTACGGACATCCTCATCTGATGTAATAACAAGAGAAACATCATTTAATTTTTCTATTATTATTAATCGTTGTATTTTAGACATATGGTCTTCCTAGTATCCAACCTACTAAAGATTTTTTAATACCACTCTTAACTGGATGTATTTTATGCCATATATGAGAAGGAAATACTATTATATCTCCTACTTCAGGGTTTTTATATACCCATGATGTATCAACACCTTTAGGATTAGGTACTGTACACTCAAATTCGCCACCTGTATAATCTGTATTAAGTATTACACTAAACGATAACTTTCTAATAAGTCCATCGGCATAGGGGTTAAAGTGAGAATCTATATGCCAGTTGTAATGGTCATCACATTCATATTGAGAAAACTGTAATGGTTCAGACTTTACTAAACCAAAGTTCCATTTCATTATCTTATTAATCTGAGCTATTTCAGAACATAATAACATTGATATCTTTTCATCTTTTATCCAAGATACTTTACTGCTTCTATGATTACTATCACCATCATGTACTTCAGATTGTTTAAGACCTTCTGTTGTTCCCATATCACAAATATGGTCACATTGTTCTTTAGACAATGCATTATTAGCTAAATGATAGACTTCTTGTAAAAACATTATATAGCACCTGAAGTAAACTTTCTCCATTCAATTGCATTTCGTATTTGCCAATCTCTACTGCTTATTATTTTAAGAGTTCTTTCTAAGTAATCAACAATAGTTTGTAGATAATCTATCTTTTGTTTTGACTTAATTAGGTCATCATCAGATTCTAGATACTTATCAATATCTGATTTCATGATTTTTAGATTAAAGGGATTCTTTTTATATACTTCTGGACTAGACTTACCTGTATAGTATTCCCACTTTACTCTTTTAAGAATACGATAATCAGATTCACTTCTAGATAATAATAATCTGAAGTTATTATAATGTTTGAGATATTTGTTGTGTAATTGAGGTGTCTTTAAAGATTCTAAATCTAGTTCTGCCTCATTTAATTTCAGGTCTTTATCAACCTGCTCTTGTAGTTCTTCTAATGTCATAATCTATCCATTATATAATAAAACTAAAGGGATGTCAAGCTTTATGTAGTTGTTTCAGTAGTTCTACCGGCACCAACCTCAGCAAACTCATATGTTAGATATTTAAAATCTACACTAGCAGTTAGATAAGTTGTATCACTTGCTTGTTGGTCGTAAGTTAATCCAGATAAAGATGTTGGATATATATCTCTATATCTTACTTCTAATACAGGATTGTTCTTACTTGATAATATTGTTAAACTGGCATCCGAATAAATAGCACCAGCGTCAAAACCATAATCATCTACTTTTCCTGCTTCTCTATTTTGAGCAGTTCCATCTGATGTAGGAAATCTATCTTTACCAGCATTTACCAATGTTTCAAATTGTGTATGATTTTTAGGAAACCCCATACCGGTAATCCAACCATGTATCTCACGATAGTTCTCTAAATTTTCATCTACTAGAAAATCTAAACTTAAACCAGAATAAACTACTTTATCACCAGGTATTGGTATATCTTTTAATGGAGTTGGTTGAGTAGTATCACCTAATGTAATACCAGTTATATTAATTGATGTACAGAAAAACTCCACTTTAGGTAGTTTAATAATATTAAACTTAAACTGTGTAGCAGCTGCGTAATCCAGTTTAGTAGGTTGTCTTGTTAATGAATTTGTTTCTGTCATGAGATATCTATCGTAAAATGGTCAAGTACATAATCAAAATCTATTGTTTTACCATCTATATAAGGATTATCATCATCTGTCCATGTTAAAAATAAACCATCTGTTAATTGTTGAGATTGGTCTAATTCATTATCCATAGTACGCATATAATAACCAATACCAATATTATCAGTATATGAAAAGTTGCTTTGGTCCTGCCCTTTTATTACAGAAGTGCTCATCAATCCTAAGTCCACATAATGTAAAGGAATAAGATTTTCATTAGATTTAGGAGCTCCTACTGGAGACTGACCTTCAGAAAAAGTAACTA